TCTGGACTGCTTCTCAAGCTAATCGTTCTGCTCTTGAAGAAGATGTGATTGGTGCTGATAAAGTAGCTGAAGATTATAGTAAAGTTATGACTGCTGATTTTGTTATGAGTATGAGTAGAAAAGTAGAAGATAAAATAGCTAATACAGGTAGATTTCACGTGATTAAAAACAGATTTGGTATTGATGGTGTAACTTATCCGTCTACGATAAATACTAATATTGGTCAAGTACAAATCTTTGAAGGTAGTAGTCAGTTTGGAAAAGATGCTCAAAGTAAGATGAATAATAGTGAAGAATTTTTAAGAAAAGAATTAGCAAACAAATACAAGGATATGGGAAAAAAAGTTGACGGTTTCGAATAAATCGTGAATATACTTTCGTATATATTATACTTATATTTGTTACGAGAATAAGATTACAACAGGAGTTAGTTAGATGGAAAAATTTAAGTTATCGGATAAGTTTATAGATAAGTATAAGAGAAAAAGACCTCCGTTCGGATTCAATGGTCTTGGTGAATTAGTGTATATGAGAACTTATTCTCGTATTAAAGAGAATGGTAAAAATGAGAGATGGTGGGAAACTATTCAACGTGTAGTCGAGGGAACCTACACAATGCAAAAGAACTGGATTGAATCACATCAATTAGGTTGGAACGCTTGGCAAGCTCAGAAGTCAGCACAAGAGATGTATGATAGAATGTTTAATATGAAGTTTTTACCTCCAGGTCGTGGTTTATGGGCAATGGGCACACCTATTACAGAAGAAAAGAATTTATATGCCGCTCTTAATAATTGTGCCTTCGTCTCAACAAAAACAATCAAAGAAGATTATTCCAAACCATTTTGTTTCTTGATGGACGCATCTATGTTAGGTGTTGGTGTTGGTTTTGATACTAAAGGTGCTGGTGAGATAATAGTCAAAGGTGTCAACCCTGATAGAAACGAAGAAGTATTCGAGATACCAGATACTCGTGAGGGTTGGGTAGAATCACTTAAACTATTGTTAGAGAGTCATTTCCACGGTACAGCTCCTGTTGGTTTCGATTATACAAAGATTAGACCTGCAGGTGTACCGATAAAAGGTTTCGGAGGTATGAGTTCTGGTCCTGAACCTTTAATGGAAGTTCATCAAGATATTGTAAACGTATTAGATAAAAATAAAGGTGAACCAATCACAATCACAACCATTGTAGATATTATGAATCTTATTGGTAAATGTGTTGTAGCAGGTAATGTAAGAAGAACTGCGGAAATTGTATTTGGTGACCCAGACAATGAAGAGTATTTAGATTTGAAAAACTATGAAGTTAATCCTCATAGAGACCAATATGGTTGGACATCAAATAACTCAATCTTTGCTGAGTTGGGTATGGATTACACGGAGGTTTGTAAACGTATTACTGATAACGGAGAACCTGGTTTTGCCTGGTTAGATAATATGAGGACTTACTCTCGTATGAAAAATGGAGGTGATAACAAAGACCACAGAGTAATGGGAGGTAATCCTTGTCTCGAACAATCGTTAGAATCATACGAGTTATGTTGTTTAGTAGAAACGTTTCCAAGTAATCACGATTCATTAGAGGATTATCAAAGAACACTAAAGTATGCTTATCTATATGCTAAGACCGTAACCTTAGGTAAGACACATTGGTCAGATACAAACAGAGTGATGTTAAGAAACAGAAGAATCGGTTGTAGTGTAAGTGGTGTTGCTCAGTTTATAACAAACAAAGGATTAAATGAATTACAAAACTGGTTAGAAACTGGATATGATACCATACAAGATTGGGATAAAAAATATTCAGATTGGTTTGCTGTACCACGTTCAATTAAAACAACATCAGTCAAACCTAGTGGAACGGTATCATTGTTAGTAGGAGCTACACCAGGAATGCATTATCCTGAATCAAGATTTTATATTCGTAGAATGAGGTTATCTAAACATTCTGAGTTATTAGAACCATTAAAGAAAGCAGGATATAAGTTAGAACCTGCTTTCGGTTCAGAGGATTCTACGATGGTTGTGGAAGTACCTGTAGATGTAGGAGAGGGAATAAGAACTGCGGCTGAACTATCAATTTGGGAACAATTCAGTTTAGCCGCATTCTTACAAAGACATTGGGCAGACAATCAAGTAAGTTGTACAGCAACATTTGACCCTGAGAAAGAGGCCGACCAGTTACCTGCTGTTCTAAATTATTTTCAATACAGATTAAAAGGTATATCATTGTTACCAAGACACGATTACGGAGCATATCAACAAATGCCCTATGAAGCTATCGATGAAAAAGAGTACAATAAACAAATCAAAAAGTTAGGTAAACTTAGTTTTGTTGGTGTTGAAGGTGAAGAAGCTGATATCGACAAGTTCTGTAATAATGACGCTTGTGAAGTTCCGGGAGAAAATATAAAAACCACTTGACAAGTATACTGATTTGTTCGTATATTCTAACATAATAAATTGAGGTTTTACAATCTAAATGTATCAAGGCATCTATTACGATAGAAGAGTTAATAAAATGCATATTTGGGACGATAAGTTTGGTCATCAAACTTTTCGTTACAAAAAGTATGCCTATACAAAACATAGAGCAGGAAACTTTGTCTCGTTATATGGTGATAAATTAAAAAGAATAACAGAATGGGAAAAAGGACAACCTGATTTGTTTGAGTCAGATGTCAATCCTGAGATTCGTGTGTTGGTAGATAATTATACTGATTCAGATGAACCTTCAGAGGGACATAGAACGATGATATTTGATATTGAGGTAGAGGTTACAGATGGATTTCCTAATATCAACACAGCTGAAAACGTAATCACTTCGATAGCTTTCAATGACCCTGTTACAAACGAATACTTCTGTTATGTATTAGACCCATACAATAAACTTAGTACAAAAAATACAAGTGATACTATTGTACAATTTAAAGACGAGTTTGATTTATTAAATGCCTTCTTCAAAAAATATTTAGAAATACAACCCACAATATTAACAGGTTGGAATGTTGAGTTCTTTGATGTTCCATATCTCTATAATCGTGCTCAGAGAATAGTAGGTAGACAGATAGCTGACGTGTTGTCTCCGATAGGTATCGTTGAGTGGAGTGATTTTGCTAATAGATACAAAATAGCCGGTGTCAGTATTTTAGATTACTTAACATTATATAAAAAGTTTACATTTAGTCAACAACCTTCATATAGATTAGATGCTATAGGAGAGTATGAAGTAGGTGAAAAGAAAGTTGAGTATGAGGGAACTTTGAATGATTTATATGAAAATGACTTAGATAAGTTTGTTGAATATAACTTACAAGACGTAAAACTTGTGAAAAAGATAGATGAAAAACTAGACTTTATAGAGATTGCTCGTGGTCTAGCACATTTAGGACATTGTCCGTATGAAGATGTATTTATGTCCTCAAGATACTTAGAAGGAGCTATATTAGTTTATCTACGTAAACAAGAGATTGTTGCTCCTAATAAACCTACAAAGGGTATAACTAAATCTGAGAAGTTTGAAGGAGCTTATGTACAAGACCCTCAGAAAGGTAAACACGATTGGGTTTATGACTTAGATATTACCTCGATGTATCCGTCTTGTATTATGTCTTTAAACATATCTCCTGAAACTAAGTTAGGAAAGATAGAAGGTTGGAACCCTGAAGAGTTTATTGATAAAAAGAATAAAAAAACATACTCACTAACACGTGATGGTAATTTGATTAATCGATATACTGAATCAGAACTCAAAAATATGCTCGACAATGAACAGATAGGTGTTGCAACAAATGGTGTTATGTACAGAACAGATAAAAACGGATTACTTCCTGCATTGTTAAGAAAATGGTTTGATGAGAGAGTCGAGTATAGAAAGCTATCTAAAAAACTACACGAAGAAGGTGATAAAGAAAAGTCAGATTACTTTGACAGAAGACAACACCTACAAAAAATTGTGTTGAATAGTTTGTATGGTGTTTTAGGACTTCCTGCTTTCAGATTCTATGACTTAGACAATGCTGAGGCTGTTACAAGTACAGGTCAATCTTTGATTAAGTTTACTCGTAAGATTGGTAATGCTTACTACAACAAAGAACTTAGTGATACTAAAGATTATTGTATTTACATTGATACAGACTCAGTATTCTACTCTGCTCTTCCTTTAGTTAAAAAGAGATATCCTGATGTCAACACACGAGATGAAGATGTAATGTCAAAAACTATTCTTAATATAGCTAGTGAGGTACAAGATTATCTAAACAAAGGATATGACTTCTTTGGTAAAAAATTTTGTAACTTAGATAAACATAGGTTTGATATTAAACAAGAGGTTATTGCTAAGAGTGGTTTGTTTGTTACGAAGAAACGATATGGAATGAAAATTATTAATGACAACGGAAAAAAAGTTGATAAGTTGTTAGTGAAGGGTTTAGATACGGTAAGGAGTAGTTTTCCGATAGCTATGAGAACTATGTTATCAAAGTTACTAGAAGACATTTTGATGAGTGTTCCTAAAACAGAGTTAGATAAATTTATTATTAACTTTAAGGATAGTATGAAACTTATGGACTTCAATAAGATTGCTATTCCTATTGGTGTAAAAGGAATAGGAAAGTATCACAAACCTGATGGAGTTGTTTTTCAATCACATCATCTAGGAACTCCTGTACACGTGAAAAGTTCTATATATTATAATGACTTTCTAAAACATTTCAACATATCAAAACAATACTCAAAAATAACAAATGGTGATAAAATCAAGTGGGTCTATCTCAAACAAAATCCTTTGAACATTGACACAATAGCTTACAAAGGTTACGAAGACCCACCAGAAGTATTAACATTTATCAGAACATACATTGATGCTACAAAATTGTATGACAAAGCTTTACATAAAAAAATTATGATGTTGTATGGGGCTCTCGGTTGGACTAAACCTACTGATGCTTCTAAAACATTGGAAAGATTTTTTTGATTTTCAACAAACTCGTATATATGTATATATGGTTATAAATTCAAGGAGAAAACATGGATAAAAATAGTTTAGTCCGTTTCATAAACAAATACTACTTAGACGGTGTAGGTAATGCTGTCGTACTAAATAGTAACTCAGAAAAACAACAACTAATGACTAAGAGTGTTTCGGAAGGAAACTCAATGTTAGCTTTAGTCAAGATGACTGATTGGAAACCTGACTTCGATGATTCGATTCTAGGAGTCTACTCAACTGATTCTCTACTCAGTATGATAAAAGTATTAGATAATGATGTAAATATTTCAATATTAAAATCAGATGAGAAGGCTCTTGCTCTCAAGTTCAATGACTCAAACACTTCAGTCAATTATATGTTGTCCGACCCATCTATCATAAATGAACCTCCTAATCTAAAAAACATTCCTGAGTTTGAATTGAATGTGAATATTACAGAGTATCTCAGAAAGACATTTTTAGCCGGTAAAGGTGCTCTTCCTGAAGTTACTAAATTTTCTGTCGTAACAGATGGTACAAGTGCTAAATTAGTTCTTGGATTTTCAGCCTCAACTAACACAAACAGAATAACTATTCCAGTTGAAACAACACAATCAGCTCATATGGAGACAATGTCATTTAATGCTGAACATTTCGCTTCTATATTAAAAGCTAATGAAGAGTGTGAAACTGGTACTATGGAAGTCAGTAGTGATGGTTTGATTAAGATGTCATTCAAAGTTGATAACTACGAAAGTCAGTATTGGTTAGTTGCTACTCAGGATGTTGATTAATGTCAAACACTTTGTGGGTAGAAAAGTATCGTCCTAGTACGTTAGAGAACTATATAGGAAACGAACATCTTACATCTAAGGTAAAACATTACTTAGAGACTGGTGATTTACCTCACTTACTTTTGTTTGGTAAAGCTGGTACTGGTAAAACAACACTAGCTAAGATACTTGTTAAGAATATAGAATGTGATTATCTCTATATAAATGCCTCAGATGAGAACAATGTTGAAACGGTCAGAACAAAAGTCAAAGAGTTTGCCTCTACAATCGGTTTCAAAGATATGAAAGTGATTATTTTGGATGAGTGTGATTACATCACTCCGAATGCTCAGGCCGCTCTTCGTAATCTGATGGAAACATTCTCTAAACATTGTAGGTTTATCTTGACTTGTAATTTTGTTGAGAGAATCATAGACCCGATACAAAGTCGTTGTCAATCATTTCAAATTATACCTCCATCAAAAAGTGATGTGGCTAAACATCTACATAATATATTGATAAAAGAAAACATAATCGATACGATGGAGGATATCAAAGTTTTAATTGATAGTAGTTATCCTGACATTCGTAGAGTTATCAACTCAGCTCAAAGAAATGTCGTGAATGGTAAATTAAAGTTAGATACCTCAAGTATCATTCAAAATGATTACAAGTTAAAACTTTTAAAAATATTAAAGACACAAAATGGAAAAACAGCTTTTACTGAGATTCGTCAACTATTAGCTGACAATAAGATTACAGACTTTGCAGATTTGTTTAGATTGTTGTATGATGAAGTTGATTCATATGGTAAAGGTCATATAGCAGAATGTATCTTGATAATAGCAAGATATGAATTATCAGATAGTCAAGTAGTTGATAAAGAAATCAATGCTATGGCTATGATTATAGAATTGTTAGGAGTGATAAAATGAGTATGCATCCAAAAGGACCTATCAAGAAACCACAAGCTAATGTGCAAGTGGATTTGAGAAAAGCAGAGACTTTAAAATGTGAATATTGTGGTAATTATTTATTCATCAAATCAACCGTACTGAAAAGGTTATCAGCCTTAGTATCACCTACAGGAGAAGAAGGAATTATTCCTATCGAGATTTATAGTTGTGGAAATTGTGGTCGAGTCCCTAAGGATATGTTAAAAGGTACTGGAATAGGTGAAGATACCATAGATGTCTCAAAAAGCTAAATATTCTAATGCAGGAAAGGGAGACTCTAACAGAGTTTCTAATTTCAAAAAATATGAAGAAAACTGGAAAAAAATCTTTAATAAAAAAGAAAAGTCTGTTCGACCACATAAGACAGATAACATCGGTTCAAAGTCCTGACTATTGGGAAAAGATAACAGACGAAGATAAAAAGTCGTGGTCAAATTATATGGTTCATAGATTTCTTTCGATGAACATGAATTGGACAGATATCGTAAATGAATTTCAAAGATATAAATTAGAACCTAGAGAATTATATAAATTATATACCAATGTACTTCCGAAAGGTAGACAATGGTTAAAATACACAAAACGGAGAAACGAAATGGCACATCCAAATTGGTTAGTAAACATAGTGACTAATCACGAAGAGGTTAGTAAAAAAGAAGCTATTGACATGATTGAAATGTATTATCTTACAGAAGGTGGTATGTTAGAATTAGGTCAACTAGCTCAAAAGTGGGGAATCGAACCCTCTAAAATAGAAGAAGCAGGACTAAATGTACTAGGTAGTACTGAAGGTTATACGGCAGGTAATGAATAAAAGACTTGACTTATATACATTTTTATTCGTATATTCAGTTATGTAAATTAGGAGACATATATGTCAAAGGTTATAAAAGATAGTCCTCGTGTAGAATCAGAGGAGTATGACGTTAT